TCTTTCCTCTTTTTTAACATAATGAGAGGGTACTTCTTCTTCTTTTGCTTCTTCTTGCACGGTAAACGTAGGTTTCGTGTCAGTCATCTATATGCTCCTGTTTATCTAGCAGGCTCTGGAGTTCCTGTTTAATAAAATTAATGCCGTCTAATTCGCCCATTAGAGCTTGGTAGGTTTCCATACTTGAAACACCTTTATTCTCCAAAACATCCAATATTTGCTGGCGGCGTTGTTTAATTAGCTTCAATATAAAGCTAGAAGTATCTATAGTATTTATGCCAATTAGTACCTCCTATGCAAGATTTTGTAGAATTAAAGCTATAATATACCCAAACACAAATCCTGCAAGTATAAAAATACACGTTGTTTTACGAAACTTGTTCCAAACAAAAGAAACCGTGTCTTTTTGCTCTCTTAAATACTTTTCTACATCATCTATTGCATCTAAAGTCTTTTCATCCAAATTAGTTTTATCTAAAACATATTCTTGCAAAATGCTTTTGTCTTTTACAAAAACATCCCTGTCTTTCTTCTTAACCGTTTTTGCTTTCTTAACTGTTTTCTTAACAGCCATTATACTCTCTCCTATTTATTTTTTAAAAAACTTTGCTGCACTTCTTACACCGAAGCTTGCCGCTACGATAACGCCAAGGCTTGCAGTATACCAAGTCGGAGCTTTATCTAAAGCTTCAAACCCTTTCATTACAATCTCAACACCCCTCTCTCCTGTGAAAGAAAGTATTAATGGTATCGACCAGAGTCCTAGTATCCATTCATCTTTCCAAGAGTCTTTTGAGGCTTCAGCCATCGTTTGATCCCAGTCTATCTCGCCTGTTGCCATCTTTGTCTTACGTTTTTCGATAGCAACTTTCAATTCACCTGCTGCTTTTGTTTGTTCTACTTTATTTTGTAGGTAACTGGTTGCTATGCCACCGACTGCCGATACTATACTTCCAAAGATCATGTCCAAGACTCCTTCTTTCCACCATAGTAAGGTCTAGCGTGACCCTCTGAGATTAAAACCTCACACACATCACGCCCATCTTCTAAGATAGGTCTGCCTAGTATCCTGCCAAACTTTCCTTTTCCATCTTTATATGTATTCATAATAAATTTTTTGGGCAGGAGTTCTTTGGCTCTTGCTTTTGCAGCCAACCCCAGAGCTTTCTCTTCAAGGTTTCGAGTACGAGATTCGGGAGTATCAATACCATAAAAGCGAATATACTGATTGTTGAGATGTACACCGAAGCCGAGATCAATATCAACAACACTGGTATCAGCATCAACAACCCGTACAAGTTTGCAACGATAACTGTAAATGTTTTCATCCATACTAACTCCTATAATCCTACACTGCCAGACACTGAACGTACAAACTCTTGCACCCCTGCTACGACATGAAGTCTATTACCTGTAGCTGCTGTTGCTTTTAATATCTCTGATGGTTGAAGCACTAGATCTCTTGTTAGTAATTCCACTGTGCCGTTAGCTCCTACTGCCGCTACTTTAAACAAACTAAACACATCGGACCCATTTGTTAATGTGAGGGTGAGAGTATCGGCATTACCAGAATCCTCAGACACTAAGATAGAGTTAACAATAACGAAAGAAACTGTAGCAGGTGCAGTGTACAATACAGTAACCCCTGTGCCTGTCAGATCTAGCTTTGCATTAGTAACACGCTGTATATATTGAGGATAACTATCTATAAACATTAACCGAACCTATGCTTCTGAGACTTCGGAGGAGATTTCTTTCTTGCACTTGGACCACCCCAGAATACCTTGTTCGCCCAGTATGCTGCTGATGTCTTACCCTTCTTAATATTCTTTCCATGCCGGGCTTTGAAAGACTTTCTGGCTTCAGGACTGTAGTTATGCCCCATACCTTTAGCACCAAAGCGTATAACCTTAACCTTACTACCATCTCGTACAGCGACAACAGCTTTCTTACTCTTGTGTGATGGTGTCATCTTAGGTTTGTTTAAACCTTTAAGACCCACCTTCTTTAGTCTGTTCTTTTCTGAATCTGTTAAACTCATTTCCTGTACTTCCTAGTTTTCTTGGCAATCTTCTTAGGTTGTTTAGAAACCTGCTTACCCTTCTTGGTATCTTTCTTTTTCTTCCTAGTCGTAGCAGCGTATTCTGCGTTGCTGAGAGACTTTATAGCCTTCTCAGGTAGGTAGCGTTCACCAGTAGCCTTCTTGCCCTGTGTGGAGGGCTTTCCAGACTTGGTTCTCCACTTCTGTTTAGTCCACTTATCAAGACTTTTTTGTGACTTTTGTTTTGCCACTTGCTTTTCCTTTTGATTTCTTCTTTGGGCTATCTTTTAATTTCTTTTGTACAGAAAGAGAAAGCTCATCTTTATGAAAGAGTCTCTTGCTGTTTGCTGTATGTGTTGTGCCTGAATGTAGTTGTCCATTAGGCATTTTGTGAAGACCACCCTTGTGTTCTTTACCATCTTTAAAGTAATGCGGTACACCTTTAGCCACGATATCCACCTCCTGCTTTTTTATATTGTTGTGCTAACATCTGGGCTTTACGAGCAGACCATTGACCTGCTTTACCACCCTTAGTTCCTGATTTAATTTTACTAAACAATCTTTTTCGCATTGCAGGTTTAGTATAATTACCTGCCTCATTTACTTTACTCTTAGCTTTCTTTTTAACAGCCATTACTTCTTCCTATTAGAAGTGAAACCAAAGTATGCACCCACAACCCCTGACATTGCAAGGTATTGCGTCATAATAATACTCTCTGCTTCAGCCATTCGAGCAGGATAAAGAAGAGTTGCTATAGTCGTTGCTAACATTGCAAGTAATAAACACCAGCACATATACCTGCGATTAGACTGATAGATTTTTTTGTCAGGTATATTCTCATTCATTTGAAATACTCTAACTTTCCATCTAAATTAATTTTGTTTAGTTGCTTTCTAATTTTTTCGGTTTGTTCTTTTATTATCTGTTCTTGATCAAGTATTTTTTCTTTTTGTTTTTTAGCCTTCTTTATTAGTTTTTCAACATCAGACATTAAGCACCTCTTGATGTAGCGTAAGAGTTAAGAGAATCGTAAATCCTTTTGGCTGATGGTGCGTATATTCCACCAGCGTTAGATCTTTCTAGCTGTCTAGTAGCTTCTGCCCTTACTTCTTCAGGAGATTTATCTATGTACTGTCTTATTAAAGCACCTTCAAATTCCATAAATCTAGGACTGTTTACAAAGGCACTCTCTCCACCCTCAAAGGCTGCTGCTTCTTTTGAGAACTGCTGTGTTAAGCTTAAATTATCATCTCCAAAAGACGTAAGATCTACAGTCCCATCAGAAGCAGATGTATCCACATCAGGTCCTCCTGTATCTGTAGTCTCTTCAGTTGTTTCTTCTTCAGCTTGAGCCGGGTCATATCCTGTCAACTGAGTAACATCAAAACTTGATGGGAGTTGTACCCCTCCTTCTGGGAAAAAAGCTGACATCTCCTGATTAGTTGGCATATAAGTATATGAACCATCTGGGTTCCGAACTAACCCGTCAACTCCGAAAAGACTACCACCCTTTACCGAAGCTATATCAGCTATTTCTTGTGCCGTCTTACCTGTATCCTGACCACCCGTTACCCCAGTATTTGAAGTGCCTGTAGGAGCATTGTCAATAGATCCTAAACCATAGGTATATGCCCCAGGTGTTGTGCTGTAAAGAGGAGGACTATTGTATCTCCTTGTATAATAATTAGGAACATTGGCAAACATAGAACTCGCAAATTGATTAGGCGCATTACTAAATCTATTTGACATTCCACCAAGACCATACCCCATCATAGGGTTAGATTGATTACCGTATCCCATCCTAGAATTATACTGATTGCCGTAGCCCATTTGAGGGCTAAACTGGTTCCTATACGCCATCATTGGGTTAGTATAAGGTTGTGGTTGATATGTATTGTAGTTAGGTCTAAAAGAAGGTGCAGATAAATAACTCTCTTGTCTTCTCGGAGCTTGTTGAAGAGTATTTATTCTTCTTTGGATAGCGTTTGTCACTCTTTGAGCAGACGGAGAGTAAATGCTACCACTAGCGGCACGATCTCTCTGTGTTAACAGGTCACTTTCTAATCTACCTCTATCATCTAAAGTAGATATCTGATCTAACAAAACATTTTCAAAATCTTTAAACTGATCTGAATCAACAAACTCTCTTTCAGTTCCACCCATTCCTCTGTACGCACGATACATATCTCCATAACCTCTATTAGTGGCATCAAGGTCAGAGGCAGTCGTACCCATAGATGGGGTTGAAGAAGAGTAATAAGGCTGTTGGAATCCACCTAGCCCAAGCATACCACCCATTCTTCCAAAGTTACCAGGACCTCCAGAGAATTGAGAAATTCCGTATCTTTGTGGAGATGAAAATCTCTGTGGACTTAGATACCTTGAAGCAACATTTCTTATGAAATCCATATTCATATTGTTAAACGCTGGAGAAGAAGTGCTTGCTGTTGTAACAGGTGCTGTGCTTGCCATTGTGTCCATATCAGGTGTTGTGATTGGATCTGCTTCTGGAGGTGAGGTTACATTAGCCCCGGCATTTTCAAGAACTGTTTGCGCTTCTGGTGAAAGAGATGAAGTAGTGCCAATACCACTAGGTGTCTGCACTGTGAAGTTTTGAGGAGCCATGTATCCATATGATGGTGGTGAATAACTACCACCCATGCCTGATGTAGGAGGTAAATAACCACCACCACCCATGCCTGTTTGGAATGTTCCTAAATTAGGATTCCCATAACTAGGAGCATTTGAAAAATTATAATTGCCACCACCACCTGCCATAATCTTATCCTATATAATCTGTGCCAGATTCCATCATCTCTGATAAACGACTAGCTCTGTTACCTACTTGCTCTGCCCATTTACTATCAAGCATCTCAACAGCAGCATTCTTCCAAGCCCCTGCTTCTATTGCCTTTAACATATTAGCAAATCCTTTGAGTCTTGGCATCCCTAAATTAAACATCATGTCTATAAGAACTCTTTTTCTTATATCATCTAAATCATCGTACCAATCAAAGGTTTGTTCTAATTCTTTAACGCATATATCTATATCATTACTAAGAAGGTAATCTATTTCATCATCAGATAGACCTCTGTCTTCCAGGTTTCTGCCCACACCAACAGTCTTAATGCCTTCAGTATCTTCATAAACCTTATACTCTACACCCTCATGCATTCTAATTTGTTGCCTCAATTTATCTGCTTGATTAACCATTACTTTCTTGCCTTTAATTGTTCTTTTATAAACTTAACTCTTTGTCCCTCTAACCTTCTTGCGAACTCAAGATTTTTTCTTTCCTCATCAACAAACTCTTGAGAGTAATCACCCTTGGATAAACTAAGTAGTTTTAATTTTTTGTTAATCTTTTGTAGGTTTCTTACAGAACGCCTTATTTCACTTTCAAAAGATAGAATGTCTATATTATCCTCTTCTATTTGATTCGCTCTATCATAATTACCCATGTGTTCATTGTCTCTTACAGCACGAGTAATCTTTGTTAAACTATTATTTAATTGATATATTTCACCAGTAACACCTTTAGCACCACTTAGATTATTAAACACTCTTGATACGAAAGGATACTCTTCAATTCTTCTAGAAGGTTTTGTGATATCATCAGGTAAGACAGTATCTATCATTCTTACTACATGAAAACCTAACGTGCCAGAGTAACCCCTAATAATGTTATCAACCTCTACAGGAGTAAGTGTGTAGCCTGTAAGAGATGCTACTTTTTGTGCAAGCTCTGATGTTGATGGTCTAACGACAGTTGAAGGATCTAAGTTCTGCTCATAATCACTCAGTATCTTTCTTCCTGTAAGGAAGTTATAATTAGTCATTGTTTCTAAAATAGGTTGAATAGTAGTTGGAAAACCAACTCCTAGTGTCCCAAATAAAGCTGAACCAAAAGATCTTTTTAAATCTGCTGATGTATCAGTGCCTAAGTAATAACTTAGTATTCTATCAGGAATAGTTTTAGTTAATAAACCTATTTCAAAAGGAATAGGTAAAGATATAAAGCTATCAGGTCTGCCAAAATATTTACCTAATATAATCCAATTGTTATCTCTTTTAGAATCCTCTATAAGTTCCCATTCATCATCATCGTATTGCATAAACCACAACAGACTTGTAAAACCAATTAAATAAGAAGCCCTAAAGAATGCTAATTTTTTTACTCTTTCTCTTGTAAGCTCTGCATTTGAAGATGCTGCATCACCAGTGAACCCTCTAAAAAGAATATCTAAACCCTGAATCCTAGCATTTAAAAATGGAATGATGGCAGTCACTGCCTTCATATACTTTCCACGCCTTCTAAAATTTAATACTTCTTGAGCTTCCCATATAGCTTGAGCCTCGTTGCCTGTTCTTGCGTACACATCGTTATATACAGCTATTCTTGTTGCAAGGTCAGAGTTCTCAGTTCCCTTATCTAATTTTTCCCAAAGATATCTCAAAGGAGAAGAAACAGTTTTTAAAGTAGACTTCTTTCTACCGGGAAAAGTTTTATTAATTATTTTTTCTACTTCTTTGATTGCATCACTATCACCAGACTTACTCCAATCAAAACCACCTTTAATACCAGCCCTCCTTAAAGCCTCTGCACTTGAATTGTTTCCTACAGCAGATGCTAATCCTTTAATTGAGTCAACTAAAGGAGCATTAGTTCTACCACTTGTAACATAAGCACTTAAAGAATCACGGAAAAAATTTGCCAACATGAACCCTGGGTCTTTAGTCACAAGCTCTCTTAAAGCATTAGCAGGAAGTGTACCTAGCTTAGATAAAAAACCATCACCCAATACGCTTGGATCATCTAATGATGTCAACATCTGAAACAACATAGGGTCATGCATAATAAATTTATTTTCTTCACCATTAACATAAACAGAAACAGTGTTGCCTTGATCACCCTTTTTCTTGCGAGTTGCCCCTGCTACTCCTTCGATAACATCTTCACTGGTGCGAGTTATTGTGTTTAGTTTTAAAGCATCCCTAACTACTCTTTGAGTAGCTATGTTTCTTGCTGATGCTTCAATAGCTTCACTCATATTAATAATAAGATTATTAAATATATTAGAAACAGGTTGCCCTGTTTCAACGAGAGACATTTCTTTTACATCAAAATTTCCAGATCCTTTAAGCTCTTTTATGTAAGCTTCAACTTCTGCCATATTTCTAAAGAAACTACTACTAACATCTCCATTACTAAAGTAGATCCTGTATACTTTCCCGGCTCCTGCTTTTAACTTTCTTTTACCTGATGGAGCTTTGTAGCTAGAAGGTTGGCTACCTAGTTCAATACTATCTGACAAAATATTAACTGGTTCATCTATTGTTGGATTAAATGTTTTATTAGATTTATTGCTTACCTCTCTGTACATAGGAATATAGAATAAAGATTGTTTGTATTCCTCTCTTTTACTATTACTTAAAACACCTGCGTTTACTTGAAAATCTGCAAGTTTATTAAAATACATATTTAATTTTATTGCTGTTTCTCCAAAGTATGGATGTGTATTATTATATTCATTAATATAAGATTGAGCTTCGTCTGCACTCATTACATTAAGACGTTGTGTTTCATTACTATTATGAATCTCTAGCTCTCTTTGAGCTACCATGTATAATTGAAAATCTTCTTCAGTGCCATTCTCTATAACATCATTTAAAACAGTGTCTATCAACCCACCAATATTATATTCTTTACCATCTTTCGTTTCTGTAAAAGGTTGATTACTAATAAAACCTTTTCCTCTTTGACTAGAAGAAAGATAATTAGGCACACCTATATTTAATGCACCACTTAAAATAGCCGCAGCATTTTTTGCCATCTGCAAAGCAGCATGAGAACTGACATCAGCCATTCTATCACCCTCTGCGGAGGCAACCACTTTATCCAATCTAGAAGCGTAATCAAGATCGTTAATAAAAGCTTCTCTAAACCTTAAACCTATTTCAGCTATTTTTTTATTCCAAGTATTGCCATAAACTCTATCAAGAATAGTAGACCCTACAGTTTCGGTTGAATTATTTTTTCCTATGCCGAATTTTTTCTTTGCATTTTTTATAAATCTACTTGTTTCGCTATTAACAACACTATTTCTTTCATTAATTATTTTTTTAGTTTCATCAAATAATTTTCTAATAGAAACACGGCTATTAGGATTATAATCTTTTAATATGTTTAAAGCAGCCTCTCCAGCTTCTTGACTAATTTTTCCTCCATTAATTTTTTCTTGTATTTCTTTTTCAATAGGATTTTTAATAGAATTTATTTCTTCTTTTGAAAAAACTACTCCCTCTTTAGTATTAGAAAGATTTATTAATTTATCTACTGCAACTTTTTTATTTCTTCTAAGTGTAGATGCTTCAATACCGCCATCAACATCAGTAACATCTGATATTCTTTGAAAAATATTTTTTACTTTTGTATTTTTTAAAGCGTCTAAAATAGATCTCATGAAAAGTTTTATTTTTCCATACAACATTTCTTCTTTTGCACTACTTATAGAACCATCAGCAATGTATTGAACATAAGCAGCAGCCATAGCTTCATCTTCAATTAATTTTTCATTAAGTTTTCCACTTGATTGATACCTATCATTATTTTTATATTTTTCTTTAGCAACATCATAGTAAGTTTTGCTTTTATCTTGTGGATCTGTTGCTTTTCTTACAAACTTTCTTAAGCTAACTATATCCCCTTTACTTAAAGGTCCCATTTCTCGTTCTGCTAAATCTGTAATAACATGAAAACCTTCTTCTTGTATTATTTCAGCAATAATCTGTTCTTGTTTTTTAGTGTTGGTTGTACCTAAAGCCCCAGCAGCAATATCAATAATAATTTTACCTTCCTGCTCCCTTAACAAAGCAGTAGGTTTACTACTATCTGTTCCTTCAATAGACCGAACAAAATTAATTGCAACATCAAAATCTTTATCTGATGTTTCTGATGTTGATGTAATAGTTTTAAAGTTTTCTATTAATCTAGGTAAAAAAGTTTCACTAAACTTAGATAAAAATTCTTCATGGTAAAATAATTTGCTGTTAGCAATATCTATTGCTTTTTGAGAAAATGATTTATCTAATTTTGATTTGATATTCTCTGAAGAATAAACTTTATCTTCTGGACCTAGTTTATTCACTTTTTCTTCTAATATAGAATTATCTAATATAGCTTTATATTGTGCGTCAAGAGAATCAGCTGTTTTTTTTGCAGCATCTGCTGCCTTATTTTTTTTATCTCTAACCTCCTTATCTCTAACCTCATTTTGTTGAGCAAGAATCTCGTCAATTTCTATTTTGAATGTATTTTTTTCTTCAGTAGTTTTAGCAGCTTTACGTAGTTCTGTAAGCACTCCTACTCTCATACCTCCTGGCAAAGCCCTATAGATTTCTTGAGTGTTTAAATATTTTTTTCTTGATTTTTCAGGTAGACTAGAAATATCTAAAGAAGGACTGTCGTCATCAAAATATACAGTTTCTTTAGGTCTATTAGAATTTTTTCCTGATTCACCATCTGTACCACCAAGTGTTGTTTGAGAAACTCCTGCAACATTTTCTGCGTCAGCCTTTGCAGTAGCCTCTTCAGCAGCCTTTTTAACAGCCTCCTCCATAATTTTTTTTGCGTCTTCATCTATTGTTATTGATTTATTTTCTTTCTGTGCAGCTATTAATCCTTCAGCATCTCTGCTAACTGTAAGTTGTTTTTGACCTCTTGGATCAAAAGTTGCATAAACAAAATTACCAGTTTGTTTTAAAACTCCTTGTAACCTTAACATTTTTTGAATTTGAGTCGATTGTTTATTTGTTAATTCAATACCCTGCTCTTTCATTTTTACTCTAAGAATATTTCTATCATATTTTTTTTCAGCTATAACTATTTTTCTTGCTTTTTCAAACTCAGTTAAAGTAACCAAAGGTTTTAAAAGCTCCATTCTTTCTTGGATTTCTTTTTCTGAGATTAATCTAGGGTCAAATTCGTTAAAAGATTTTATTAAATTAAAGTTTTTAGTTTTGCCATCTGCTTTTGCTTTAGCTTTAACCTCTTCTTCAATCAGTTCATTTCTTGCAGTTATATAATCGTAGTTCCTTTCCTTATCTTTTAAGGAAGTAGTTAAATTTTCATTAATATTTAATGCTGTTTTTTCAGCAACATCTTTATTGTTAAACTTTAAATTAGTAAGCTTTCCAAAACTAGCAACTAAATCAAAAGTTCCATCTTCATTATCTTGTACACTTACAGTGTCCGTATCAGATTCAAAATTATTTAGATTAGCATTAATAAGGTTAATAGCATTTTGTTCAAATCCACCCACAATATTATTATCAACATCACCATACAATATCGCGTTTGCACCACCAGTATAATTAGGTATGGACTGCATTATGGCTGCTCCTACTGGAGCGTTTGCATCTGCTTTATCTAGTTCCACACTACTATTGTTAATAACATTCTCATCTAATATTTTAGCTTTTTTAAGTTTTGCCATATTTCTTTGGTTTGACATTACACCAACACCTGTTTCCACAGCACCTGATGGTAACTCCGCAAACATTTCAAGCAAGACTTCCCCAGGTGATGTTATAGCACCTTCAGAAACTACTTGTGCCGAAGCTTCTCCTGCGCCACCACCAACAGCTTGCACACCAAGCTCTGCTCCAACACCAACACCTACTGCTAATCTTCCTAAAGATTTTCTTCTTACAGTATCACTAGCTTTAACTTCTGCTCTCGCAGCTATCTTTGCTATTTGATCGTCAGTCTTTCCTCTTTTCATAAGAAAAGAAGCATTGTCTATAACTTTCTGTCTGGCTTTCCTACCTGCTTCTTTAGCAGCTATCTCAGCACTTTCAGATAATGCTGAACCTGCAACTATTTTTGAAACAGGCTTTACTAATCTACCTGCAACACCAGCAGTGATGCCATCAAAGACAGCTATTGGTATAGCTCTACTTTCTGCAAAAGCACCTGCCTTCTTCATTTTAGCTTCATCGTTTAAAAAGTTTTTAACTTCATCATAGCTATCAAGATCTATGCCTTCTTTCTGCATTTCTTGAGCTACAGTGCTACCCCACTCAACGCCATAAGATCCTAAACCAGATCCTGAAACGGCTCCTATAGCTGCCCCTATTGGACCACCAACAGCAAAGCCAGCTAGACCACCACCAATCATTCCTGCAATAGAGGGTATCGAACTCGCTAAACTTTGAACTGCAACATCAACAACTGCACCGGGATTTTGAATAATAGCCAAAGCACTATCTCCAAAACCTTCTGCTTTTTGTATCTCCTCTAAACCTGATCCTACAGATTCACTCATAGGATACTGTGCCATATCCTCTGCGTCTTGTGCTACTTGTTCGGCAGCAGTTTCTGGGCTTATTATACCTGCTCTCTCTGCATTAATAGCAAGACCAGTAGTTAAATGATTAATACCCCTACCAAGAGCGTTAACAAGTCCTTCACCCATACCGACATCTTGATCTTCTCCTGCATCGTAAGAATAATCTATCTCTTGTTCTTGATCAAAAATACCAGGGTTTTTCTGTTCAACTAAATTTAAAAAATCTAATCTTTCAGCGTTTGTAGCCTCTAAAAAAGGTTTCCCTGCAATAGTGTCAGGAACATTAAGAAGAGTATTTTTAAAATTTATTTGAGGCATAATTGTTTTTTTTATCTATTATGATTAAGGTGTATTTTGCAACGATACGACTTCTCCACTATCATTTACTGTAGGAACTGCTCCACCAGGAGATATGTTTGGTCTACTTATACTAAAAGTGTTTACAAATTCGTTTGTTACATTTTCAACAATCTCTCTCTGTAGTTCATAAAATTCTTTTTTTCCGTATTCTGGAGGACCTGAAGGAAATTGACTTTTAGGAAATGCATCTGGGTTTTTCTTTACATACTCTTCCCATTTTTCTGATCCTCCATAAAAATGTGGATATCTTTTAATCACATTCTTCTCAATATTTTCTATGCTAGCATTAGTCAACAAATCAGGTTTGTTGATAGAATTTAATTTAGCAACTGCTACTGCAGTAATATTTCGCTTATCTGCTATTTGTTTTTGACTCTTTAGTTTCTTTTCTGCTATTTCTTCTGCACTTTCTCGATCTCGTTCTCTTTCGCTTATCGTGTCTTCTCTATATTTTCCTAATTGTTTCGTTTGCTGCCTTCTAAGTTCTAAATCATCTGCACTGAGTTGAAGTTTTTTTGCTTCAGATGCAAGTTTCTTTTTACCTTCTTGAGTTTTAAGATAGCTTCCTAAACTTGATGCAACCCCTTCAGTAAGAGTTTTTGCCCCTAACATACCTTGTGCCATTGAGAATAAATCTTCTCTATCAAGGTTTCCTAAGAAAGAAGATAGACCTTTACCTTTAGAAGCTTCATCTGTTTTAGTATATAAGTTTTTAAAATATTCTAACTTATCAACTGAAGTGCCACCTAACCCAGCTAAATCTTCCTCAGTACCTTCAACAAGTTCAATAGGTTTATCAACAGGACCATCATCACTTTTATCTTCAGGAACAACAGTACTAACATCATCACTTTTATCTTCAGGAACAACAGTACCACTATCAGGTTTAGAAGCATCAGGACCATCAGTACCTACTCCCTCCAAACCTTTTAGGTTAAGTGCAGTTCTTGTTTTACCACCACTAGGAACAACAGTACTAGCATCATCACTTTTATCCTCAGTACTAGCATCATCACTTTTATCCTCAAAAATTTCTTTTGTTGCGTCTTGAATATCTTGAGCATTTTTAGAAGTAAATAACAGATCTCCTAGATCAAATTTATTTTTTTCAATTTCTTGAAAAAATTCTTGACCTAAATTAACACTATCACCACCTAAGAAATTTATTTTTTCTTCATCTGTTTTTAAAGTTTGAAAAAATTTGTAGAAATCATTTCGATTTTTAGGATCTAATCCTTGCCCTATCTTTCTTCTTCTTGATTCTATTTTACTTCTTAATTGCACATCTGAAGGATTAAGAGGACCATCATCAAAATTAAATATACCACCTTCATTCATTCTTATAGGAGGTCTGTAAGTTTGCATTAACCCTTGCTGCATTCTTGCTTGAGGAGAAAATGCCATAAGACCACCATTCATACTTCTTTCAACTCGTGTGTTAGGAGCATTAGTATTGATCATTGCAGTAGATAAATTTTCTTGATTACTATCTAAAGCCTCATATTGAGGTAGTGGACTAGATAAAGACATTGCTATTTGATTGTCCATTGCCTGTTGTTTTGCGTCATACACAGTGTTTATAGGTGCATCTTGCTTGGCAAGAATATCATCTACTTCAAACAGTTCTTTTAATCTTTGACTAACAGTTGCTTTTTGCTTCTCACCCATCAAAGAGCGAAGCATATTATTCAAAGCTGAATCAGTTCTTATCTTAGAATTTAATTGATTAGCAGCGTATAATGCGGAATCTGACTCACTCATATCTTTATCCTCTTGTTAAACCTAATCCACCAAGCCCCAACCCAAGAAGAGTTGCTGCTGGGCTAGGAGGGGCAGTGTACTGACTAACTTCAGAAGAAGCTGTAATTGGAACACCACGTAATATTGAAGACAAGAACTGTAAGTTCTGCCTTGGGTAATCTCTTTGGTTGATAAAATCTTCGTAAGCTCTTTCAAGAGATTGTTGTTCTCGCATCCTTACAGACTCACCAACGCCTGCCATTGCTCTTGCTCTGCCTAAACCATACTCTTGTAATGCAGGATCAAGACCAGCCGCAAGTTGAGCAGATTGCTGTGCCATTGCTGCTTCTTGTTCTTGTGCGGCAATACGTCTTGCTTGTTGTTCTGCGGCTCTTTGCTGTGCCTGTGAAAACATTTGCTGTGATAGGTTTGTTCTGAAACTTTGTTGTTGTTCAGCCCTACCCATAGCATCTTGAAATCCTGCTGCTAGATTCTGAGCTTCAAGATCCTGTAAATTCTGATCTAGATCTTGCCTAGCAAGTCTATCGACTACAGCCCTTCTGGAGCCACCAAAAGCACCTGCGGATACAGCCTGAGAATCTCTTGCTGCTTGCCCTTCATTAAATCTATCTTGCGCTCTTCTCTGCTGAACATCAAGAACACCTTCTATATAAGGATTCATATAGGATTGGTACTGGCTTCTCGGATCGTACATCTGAGCAATACCTGCTGTGTAAGGATCTTGATACCTACCCATTGTCATAGAAGGATCATAATACTCAGCTATACCTGCTCTAAAAGGATTAGAACCTTGTGCTTGATTAAGAAATGTTTGATAAGCAGTGTCAATTCCGGGTGCAGGAGCAGCAGATATATCTCTTGTTAACTGTTCTGACGCAAGCGTATCAGCAGCAGGACCTGACAGTCTTGCGCTTTCATAAGGGATATAATCCTCTAAGGATTGAGACTCCGTTCTTGATAATAGTCTTTCAAAATACGGCCTTGCATACTCAGGTAAGTTACTCTGCGTAACTGTTGAGGTTGATTGCATAGGTCTAGAACTACCGCCACCACCCATAACTATAACTCCTTAGACATTACAACGGCTTCTTTTACCAAACCATTTTTTTCAAAAACTTTAGACCAACCCTGCCGACCAGTAATAGAAAGCTTCTTACACCCTGTTTCTCTAGCGAAATTTTCTATAGACACTCTCATGTCAATCAATCTTTCTAACTTTCCACCACCAAGAAAAACATTTAACACTCTCATCTTGGGGTACTCTACAAACTCAGTAACCAAACATCCATCAGGTGCGGGCCATAAAATATATCTACCATCTAAAATACCTCGTCTAATGTCAGAAAAATTATGCGTATCTAATAACTTTAAAGCATTCTTAATCCATCTTTTACATCGAGATATATCATCCTTTAATTCTGCTCTCATTAAGCAACTGCCTTAACATTTTCAATAAATCTATCAAAAGCATCTGCCCCGGCATCAACATTACCACCACCAACAGCCCGTACTACTGGTTCTGGTATTATGTATTCATTTTCTGCAAGGAGGTAAGATTGCTTACCCTCTAAAGAAGCTGGTATAGTATCAACAGATCCACCTTTTTTTAATGCTACAGGAGTTCCATCTTCATTTTCTTTAGTGAGTGTTCCTTCCATATCATCGCCTTCTTGTGCGATAGATATAACTTCACATATAACTTCATGCAATCTGTCCATACCATACATTTCCACAAACCTTGTTAAGGCTTCTTTTGGTGCTGCGCTTTCACACATAATAGCTTGAACACCTTCATTGAAGACATTAGCACTATCTTCTAAAGCTACTTCTGATCTCATAGAGTCATCATCCATAACAGATTCACTTGGAACCATGTCTGTAGGAATAGAACCAATTCCTTCTTCAATAACACCACCTTCTTGCATTCTTCTAGCTTTTTTCTTTTCTTTAAGAAGAAGCAATTCCTCGTCACTCAAACCTGAGAACCTTCCTAAGTCACTAACACCAAAGAAATTTCCCATTATACCTGGAAGCTTACCACCCCTATCATAAACTTCTTGAGGATCAAATTGCTTCATCATACCATCAAAAGATTTTGGTGCATTACCTGCTGTTACTGGATCTATCCTTGATGATAGACTAGGAGATGAACCCCTCAGAGATGGCATTAGCAAACCACCTAAGTCCATACGGACAGGTCCACCATATTGAGCGTATTTTGTTTCTCTATCTGCTGTTGATCCTTCAGGAAAGAAGTTCCTTGCACTTTCCCCAATTTTTTCTCTTGCTGGATCTTCAAAGAATCTAAACTCACCTCTATTATTTTGAGCAAAATCGCTAGGCATACTTCTTAATCTGCGTGTAGGAGGTGCAGCTTCTGGTATATCATATATCTCACGATTATCATTAAATTCAGGATACTCAGGGAAAACAGCTGCTGTGCCAAGAGATCCTGCTAGTGATTGAAGACCTGGAGCTACCGCACTTCCTATTCCTGCACCCGTTTCACCAAGGGTTGCACTAAAAGGATTTGTAACAAGTTTAGAAAGAATAGGATTTGTTTCATTAAAACCTGTTGTAAATGCCTTTTTTGCTGCATCACTTACAAAGGTATCACCAACTGTTTCCCCGAAAGTAGTACCAATCTCCCCTGTTAATTCTGTAAGAGGTGTAAACCCTGTTGTTCCTGCTTCTGCCGCTTTGTCTGCAAAAGTACCCATAGCTCCTTTAGCTAAACTTCCAATACCATAAGACATAGCACCAGATAATAATGCTTGTTTTAAACTTCCTGTTTCAGCAAACTTACCAAGACCTGTTCCTATAGCTCCTGCACCTAATGCACCCAATCCACCTAACATCCCTGCTCCACCTAATGCACTTCCTGCTAATCCACCTAATAAAGGTAACAGAAAAGCAAACGCTTCGGGTTGCCCGGTATCTGGATTGATAGTCATCTTATCGCCACTCATAGCGTTCATGATCCCTACTTCAGCAGGGTTCATATGAACAAGCATCGAGTCTCCGTATCGACCCTTACTAGCTAATTGGTTGGCTTGTGGTGCTAATTCGTACATATTAATTATCCAATTGTCTTTGTTAAGTTAACTAACATTATCCTTAGAATATCATTAGAGTTGAAAATTGTCACTATCTTCTACCATCAGGTCTAATATGAACACGAGGTGTGCCTAATCTCCACTGCACTTCCGTGTCTTCACTGGCTACTTTTAGGGCAAAAGACCTACCTCTTAGACGCATATAGATCTCTTCTGTGTACTGTTCTACTAATGTTGAAGTCTCTGCTTGTGACTGCGTTACCCCATTAGATTCTGTTTGAAGGTACTCTCCACCAGGATAGTTCCTTGTTTTTAAAGTAAAAGTTGCACTTGGAGATGCAGATGATGAGCCATCAAATGTTAAATCTGGTATAACATGTGATACTGAAACAAACCTCTCACCCTCTCCTATACTTAACTGAGAGGATTCTATATAAGATGATATACCTGAAGCAGGAATTGTGCTTCCATCATCGAGTAAAAACTCGTGATAATACAAGTAGTTATCTGTCCCTGCTGCTCTAGGATAATCATCTAAACCACGATCAACCCATGCTGTCCTTGTAAGAGTGCCGTAATACCATATCTGGTCTTGGTAGTTATACGTGACATAGCGATCTATCTCATCACTAGATGAAGAACAATAGAACCACATAATCTCATTAAAAGAACTGTTTGATGCCGCAAAGAATTTTTCTGTTTGAGAATTATTAAAGTCATTAAAGACATAACTCTTTACAGAACAAGGGATCTTCTGGACACCTCCTCCAGAGAACACATAGAAATCTCTCTTACCCATCCAATATACAGTATCATCAACAGCCTTTGCCGTCATCGGTCCAATGATTGTTATATTGTTTGATAACTGCGTAATACCAAAAGTAAATGGTGGTCCCAAGTATCGCATAACATGTAAGCTTACATCCGTAAAAACAAGCACACCTTGCTTTGTTTCTATAGCCGTAACAATCTCAGAACCTGTTCCAAGCTTAATGGAACCTGCTGTATTGCTTGCTTCTGTAGTCCACGTTGTTAAACTCTCTTGCCCACTAAACCTAATAAGCAAAGGATCTTGTGTTCCTATCGCATCTTCTGGGTCGCAGCCAAAGACAATAATGTGTCTGTCAACATCGCTTACTAATACCTGATTCGCTAAAGTTGGAGTTGTAGAATCTGCTCCTGCCAAAGTTGCTAATTCAACAGCCCTGCCAAAAGGAGATCCAGAATTACCTGATCTGTCCCAATAGTAAATACCAGCGTTACGTGGGTTTATCAACATATCTTCGCCAAAATTATCGTGACTCCAAAGACGCAAAGACGCTCCAGAAGCAATAATACTTGAACTAGAACCCCATGTTCCTCGACCCCAGGTTCCTGCTCCCCACCCACTACCTGCAACACTGGTGTCTAAACCAATATTAATTTGATAAGCTGCAACAGTAGATCCACCACCACTGCCTGTATCAGAGCTATTGGCAGTAGCTGTTGCTGTAAACTTATAACTGTTAGCATTAACTATTTCTGTAATCTCATACTCTTGATTAAGCACTGCTGCTGTGATAGCACCACCAAGACTAGCCGCATCACTAAAGGTCACAAAGTCACCTTGGATTGCCCCATGTCCTGTTTCTGAGGTTGTGATAACCGCAGAACCATCGACAGCCGCAAAGGTAGGATCTCCTGCACTTGTTGTAGCTCTAATCGGAGTTATATCGTTTAACGAACCACCCTCATCAATATAATATTTAAGGTTGGTTCCCAAACCCATATACTGAGTGCCGTCTAATCCAACAAAAGTATGCATAGCCCTAGCAGTTCCCAAGAACTGATTGCTGCTTTCTCTTACCCAACCACCTATTTTCTCAGGCACACCTGATCTAAATCGTACCTTATCGCAGTCATACCAACCACCTTCATTAGAATACGATGTTGTTTCTCTGTTTATCCCTGGTCTAAATTGCAATTTAGTTAATGTCATAATAGGCAACCTCACTGCTCTGTACAAAAACAAAACCAAATAAAGCAACAGCTACGGCAAACATAGCAACAATCAAAACAGCAATACAAATATCTTTGATCATCTTCTTACGCAGTAGTTCTTTTTTAAACTCTCTTGCTTTTTCAGCACGAACCCTAGCTATTTCTCCTTGTAACGCTTCCCAAGCCCCAGGCTTCCCGTACAACTGGAATGCGGATCTTAACTCATCTCTTAACTCATCCTGCTCTTTCTTACGGAAGAACGAGTCTATTGCATCACTCTCAACCATTCCTAGTTTTGCTAACAAACCTTTCTTCTTTACCTCACTATGAGATTGAAGTGCAGCTTCACCTTTAGCATATTTAGCCGCAGCGTTAGATAAACTACTGACATCTTTCCCAATTTTGACAGCAGTCATTATTGCTGCGTGAGCAGATTTAATTGCAGAAAATGCTGTAATAGGGTCTATCATTTCTCTTTTTCTTTTTCTTTCTCATTGTTGTGAAACACAAACAGTTGTCTCACTTGTTCTTTCAGTGCTTCTACATCCACCCATATTTTTGACAAGATAAATATTAAAGTTGTTAACCCTATTATTATCGGGTACAGACTTGATACAACCTGTATTATCTCTGCTGTTTCCATATATCACTCTTCAACTACCCAGCTTGTTGAATCTTCATCCCATCTGTACATCTTAGGTGGATCACCCTCACCTGAATCAGAAGGTAACGCAACAGGAGCTTCCCAAACACAAGTGCTTTCATTTAATACCCAAGAGTTAAAAGGTTTTGGTGAATAAAAAGCATTTCTTGTTGAATCATAAGTACTACCAACACCTGCATAATTTTTGCGGAAGTTGCCGTTGTAAGAGGTCTGAACCCAAGTGCCACCAAATAATTTTTGACAGTGAGCTATTCCAATACTCTCCGTTTCTTTGCCATCAGCAAGAGCCGTGTCAGCGTTAGATACTACCACTACTCGTAATACTAAACTGTTTGAATCTATCTCTGCAAAATGTGCCATCTTATATCCTTATAATTTTAACTCTGTTAATCTATCGTCACTACCTATCGCTCCTTTTACAAAAGTATTGAACGATAAACTTATCCTTGTTTTTCCTTCTGGAACTTTAAAAACACTGTGTGGCAAGCTTGAAGGAAATAAATATAAGTCTCCTATGTCCGTTTCGTACCACCAGCTTTGTGAATTATAGGCGTTCCATTCTTTTGTTTCTAACTGAATTATCTTATAACCCTCGTTAAAAAAATTAATCCTGTCTCTTTTTGGGTCAGTATCTATATAAAAAACTCCAGAAACTATTGAGTTAGGATGAGCGTGTTTGTGATGATACTCACCTTCCTCTGTATAATTAATCCAAGATTGTGTGATGTATATATCATTACCTTCAACTGGACTTAGTGTATGATCTACATAATCTTTTAAAGATTCTTCTAAAAATGTATTAAGTTTCAATAACTTAGTGTTTTTTAAAACGTAATGATCTACACTTGTTTTGTTTCCTTCGTTTTGTTTTTTCTCCTGTTTGTTAATAAATTTTAATTCTGCTCTGGTTAAATCTCTTTCTATTTTGTAATGCCCAACAGGTGTTGGAAATAAATTATAAATCATTAATGCATAGCTTTTTCAAATTTTTCATCTTCTTTCTCTAAAGCTTTAATCTGTTCAGGCAACCAAATAGAATTTATCTTATCTTCAAATTTTTTAGATAACTCCATTACCTCATAAACTTCTTCGATTGTTGGGCAAGGTCGTGGGTCATCCCATCTAGTAAATACATTGTTAGATATCTCCCACTTTGCTTTTGGTCTTAACAGTTCCATCGCAACATCTATCCCGTAAAATCTATATATTTTAGCATCCATAAATATTCCCCTATTCTTCTAATTTAATAACAACAACGCCAGAGCCACCTGCGTTACCATTGAAAAAAGTACCCCCACTTCTTCCTCCACCACCACCACCACCACCAGTGTTAGCCGTTCCTGCTACTCCAACTCCTGAATGATTTCCTGCACCACCACCACCAGAGCCGCCAGCACCTCCACCATTAGCTTGCGATCCTCCACCGCCTCCACCTGCTCTAGTTACAGATGAACCTGATAATGTTGAAGCTGTCCCTGCTCCTCCAGCACCACCAGCAGTACTGCTTCCATTAACACCTACAGCAGCGGCTCCACCGCCACCTCCTCCACCAAAGGAAGGTGAACTACCATTATTTGTTCCACCATTGCTGCCCTGAGAAGGGCTTACGGAAGGCGTGTTTCCCGAACCACCAGCTACACTACCGCCAGAAGAAGAACCTCCCCCACCTGAACCACCATTTGCACCAGCTTGACCAGCAGAAGGACCATTAGAACCACCCCCGCCACCACCAGAAGAAGTTATGGAAGCTGGGCTACCAATCGAAGAGTCACCCCCTGAAGCCCCTGCGTTATTTCCAAATGTACCTGTTGCTCCACCAGCACCCACTGTTATTGTGTACTCTGTTCCAGCACTAACACTTAAACTTGTTCCTGTTCTAAAGCCTCCTGCTCCACCGCCACCACCACAGTTTCCACCACCAGCACCACCTGCGACAACAAGATAAGAAATATCAGTGACACCAACAGGGCAAACCCATTTACCTGTTGCGTTAAAAGTATAAGAAGCAAGTCCTGAAGTAGTATAACTGACAACAATAACGCCAGATCCGCCAGAAGACCCTAGTCCACCCGTAGATTGACCACCACCGCCTCCGCCTCCGCCACCAGTATTTGCTGAAGCCGCACTTGGGGCTGAATCATTTACACTACCTGCGGCTCCTCCACCTGAACCACCTGCTGCAGCTCCTGCTGGTGAAACGAAAGAACCACCACCTCCACCGCCTGCTCTAGTTACAGAACTACCACTAATGGTTGAAGCTGTTCCATTTCCACCTGCTCCACCAATTCCATTATTTGAAGCAGAACCTGCTGCACCTACGGCTCCTGCTCCACCGCCACCACCTGCTGCTCCTATATTTCCTGCATTTGTTGCACCTGCTCCACCATTACTTCCCTGAGAGGGACTAACCGAAGGAGTGTTTCCAGAACCACCTGCTCTACCTGTAGTTCCTTGACCACCACCGCCACCAGAACCTCCGTCACGACCAACAGTAGCAGAACCTGCTGTTCCACCACCACCGCCACCGCCACCTGCGGAGGATATAGAAGCTGGACTACCAATCGAAGAAGCAACTCCATCGCTACCAACAGCACCGCCAGCAGGACCATTTGCCCCACCACCTGCTCCGATAGTTAACGTGTAAACTGTGCTAGAGGAAACGGATAAAGCAGTGCCTGTTCTAAAACCACCAGCACCTCCACCACCTCCACGATTTGTTCCTCCTCCACCGCCTCCTGCAACTACTAGATAATTAATTTCAGACACACCTGTTGGTGGACTCCAAGTGGTCGTTGCATTAAATATTTGAATAACAGTTAATTGACCTTCTTGTAGTAAATTCATGCCGTAATTACGAGAAGCTGCGGAACCAAAAGAAGAAAGTATAGGAGCCATAGTTTTAATTACCCAAATTGTGTTTGTGCTGCTAAAGCTGTGAAAGCGGCATCGCCTGTTTTAATTACTGTGATTGCATACGAATCAATACCACTAGCATTTCCTTCACTAAAAGCGGAACCCCCTTGATATTTAGGTGTAACAGAACTGCCGTCTACTGTGAAAGCACTCATGTAATACGCTGTGCTTCCTTGCGTTGATAAGAAAGCTATTGTTAAAGCATCACCCGTAGCCATTATAGAATTAAGCGTTGTTGATCCATCACCCCGAACATTAATAGTAAAATTACCAGAAGCGTTTGTTGTGTAATACAAAACACTTTGAGTTACAGCATCAAAATTAATTGTGCCTGTAGACGCTGTAGCAGATATTGTTACCTTCTCTCTGACATTGCCACCAAAGAAAGTGTCACCTGTAACGTGAAGAGCCGCCAATGGCGTTGCTGTTTTAATACCAACTCTATCAACTGAAGCATCGCATAAGATTAGATTGGCATCACTATCGCCTTCAATCCTAAAGTCTTTGTCTGCACCTGCTTCGTTAAAGACAAATGTTCCACCATTAAAAGTAACGTCACTGGTAGCAGATAAAGTTGTAAAAGCTCCTGTGGTTGCAGAAGCCGCACCTATTGTTGTGCCGTCTATTGCTCCTGCGGCAATATCAACTTTAGATATATCAACTTCGCCTGATCCGTCAGGTGTAATCGCTATGTTACCATTAGTGCCATCTGTAATTGTAATAACACCAGAGTCTGTTCCTGCATTAGTGCTAAGAGTTAGATCACCCGTTCCATTAGAAGTAATGGTAGCTGTCGCTCCTGAGTCTCCAACAACAACTGTATCTGCTACAAGCTTAACATCACCTGTACCATTTGGTGTTAAAGTTATATCGTTGTTAGCTGCATCTGCAATAACAATCGTACCTGAGTTTGTGCCACTATTTGTACTAAGAGTTAAATCCCCTGTTCCCTGGGTTGTTAGGGTAGCATTTGCATCATCATCACCAATCATGACTGTATCAGCACCAAGATTAACATCTCCTGTGCCGTTTGGTGTTAAGTTAATCGCTCCGTTACTATCCGTTGAAGTGATTGAATTGCCATCTAATAAAAGGTTATCAACCTGATACGAACCCGTGACAGCGAGATTAGCCGCAACTTCTACAACTACAGCACCACTACCTGCCCCATCTGACCGAACAAGTTTTGTTTTTCCAGCAGGTATCTCTATATCATTTGATGCGTTATAGGTTCCTTGGAACAAAAGAATTGATCGTGAGCCTGATAAAGCATTTTCAATCCAGAAATATCTTTCTGCGTCATTCGGAGTAATCTGATAAAAAACTGTTCCACCTAAATCACCACCATCGACTATCTTGATAATCCTGTTTCTTCCGTTAGACACAGAACCATTTGTAATAGGAAGAGTGTTTGGTGAACCAGAAGAACCTGTGGCTGCGGCTGTGACAGAAATAAATCCATCAAGAGCTTGGTCTATGAGATCCATATTGGTATTTGTCATAGTTCCCCAAGTGCCTGATCTATCACCCGTGGCTGGTTTTTCTATACCAGTATTAGTTGTGTATGTACTTGTCATTGTCTTATCCTTATGCTGCTATTTCTGTCCACTCTGGTGTTTGGCTTGTTGATTCTGCAACCCAGTTTTGATCTGGTTGAGAAGGCGATATGTTTGCCCACACATTAACATTTCCAACACTACCCGTGGCACTTACACCTGTTACGATTACGTCTACACCGATACCAGCAACAACACTGTTTACATTTGCTGTCCCGTTAACGCCACTCACTGTTACACTTGCAGCACCACTAACAGATGCTACGCTAGTAATAGCTCCTGTAGCATTAACACCAGAGACAACAACAGGGATTGGCTCTCCCCACGTTCCGTCACCCCAAGTGCCTCTGCCCCAGCCAGTGACATTTGCCATCAGACTATCCTAATAACTGCCGTACTTGCGTCATTAGTAGGAAACGTAATTGTAAAATTACCAGCCGTAGCTGTCTTGTCTCCACCAAAATCTAATGCACAAACAGCTTTGTCAGACTGGGATGAGTTATGTATCAAGGCTCCTCTCGCAGTCAGTGTGACATTAGTAAACGTAAGTGTACTAAAACTTGTAAACGCTACAGTACCACTACCATTTGAAGGAGTAACATTTGTTAATGCCCCTCCTTTAGCTGTGTAATTTGTAGATGATACTTCATTTGAACTCGTATACGCAGTTGTAGCAGCATTGATTGTTGCACTACTTGTGTACAAAGCTAATTTAAAAGTATTACCAGAACTGTTTGTAAAGTTATGCGTTCCTGTTAAAAGCTCAGTTTTAAAACTACTGCACATCGCCTGTGTAATAGCCATTATAATTCTCCTATATGTTTGGCTATCTCAGAGTAGCCCAATTTTTCTAAATGAACCTTTACTGTTAAACGATCATTTTTAACAGCTTCATTGATATGAGCGTGGACAACACCTTGAACTACATTTTTAAAAGCTCTAGCTTGCTCACGTATTGCAGGAGGTGCAGAGTCAGCTACATGAATAAGCTTATCTACACACATCTCAGTTATTTGTTCTGATGTATGCCCTCCGTTATCTGAAGTAACAACACCAACATTTCCAATAGATCCTGTGGATAAATTAAACATTAGCTTTCCTGTATTCTTAATTTACCATTACGATACTGATCTTTTGTTAATCTACCTTCGCCTAAATTCTTCAATCGCATTACTGCTTGGTTAAATCTTTCTTTATACTCAGCAAGTATGTCAGGCTCGCCCTTCATAAAAGTATACGCTTCTACAAGAGATCCGTAAAGTAATGCATCTGTAGCGTTTGTGCCTAACCAGGTTGTTGCCCCTGTCGTTATACTTGTTGGCTTCTGTAAGTAATGTATTTCCGCATCATAATTAACATCCGGGGTAGGTCCTAATATAAAATGCGTGGCATCAAACACTGCATAATACTCAGGTCTGCCTCGTGTTGTTGTGGTAGGAAAAGATTCATGTATAAAATTAACATCTTTCGGTATCAAATAATGAACCACATTAGAAGATGTTACAGATAAACTAAAAGGAGCTAAAAAATACTCAGGTAAAGCAAGGTATTTGTTATCCGCGCTTACTCTTCCTGTATCGTTCTGTCTAAAATCAGGAAGATCAACAAGATCCATAATACGATCTTCTGCCTCTGTAATAAAGGTAGGAAGATTTGTGACAAACGTGCTTTCTGTATTATCTGTGTAATCTTGTATAGCTGTTTTTAATGTTGTTAATGTCCAAGCCATATTAATTACCCACTTAATTCAATAGATATTGTTACTGTTCCTACTTCCCCTGTCATTCCCATAGCCCCATTGCCTACAGGAGGTTCTCCACCATCACCGACAGGCTCCCAACCAAAGAAATCTCTGCTTGCTTGTATTCCTTGATCAGGTCTAGGATCATACAAAGCTTCTGGATCAAAAACTCTAACTTTTCCCAAACTGTTTTGAGGTTGATCTGGGTCATAAACATCCCTACCAACTCTCATACCAGTTCTCACACCATTACTTACCTCATAAATAAGCTCATTAAGAGGATACCTAAACCCGGTTTTATCACAAAAACCAAAAGCTCTTGATCCTTTTGTATAAGGTCTACTCATGACGTAAAGTAATCCGCTAATGGAACAAAAGCTAAAGGAGCTTTTTCCCTATCTTCAGACGCTGCTAACTCAAACTGCTCTTCATAAACAGCCTTTAAAACAGGTATCCTTTGCTCTGCTTCTGGTTTTTTCATAGCTATATAATAAGCTAAACCTGCAACCATAGCAGGTAAAAATCTTGCTGGAATATCAGCAGTGTTGTCTCCTTGAGAACCTGTATCTTGAACTCTCCTTAATCTCCAATACCTGATAAAGTCTCCGTTGTATGTTGCGCTTGGCACAGGCCATAAATACACAACAGGAGCATCTCTTTGTCTGTCTATATAAATCTGTGTTGGCCTTGCTTGACTTAACTTAGATGGTATTTGAGAATAAGTTGTAGAAGAAATTCTTGCCAAATTAAAATCTGATTGATTGGATGTTCCTGAATTAGATCTTAAAACATGATCAATTAAATCAATTGTATCGGCTGGCAACGTGTACGCGAATGTTCCTTGTACAAGAGTTACAGAACCTTCTTCAACAGTCCAGAGATTAATACCTCTGTTTGCCCACTCAAGACACATAAGGTTAAGGCTACGCCTAGCTGTTTTAAGGTCATAGCCAGACCTCATCTCTAAGCCAGCCCGTTCAAAAGACTCCTCACAAATTTCATTAATATCAAGATTAAATGTTGCCGTATTACTTGTTGTCATTTAACAACCTTTATTAACTTATTTCGCGTTGGCCTCTTTGTCTTCTTTGACCCATTGATATAGGAGCAGCAGTTTGATTGCTATCTGACATAGCCTTTACCATTGATGCTCTTATTCTTGGATCTTGACTCATTTGTTTAAGATCTTCAACAAGGCCACCACCTTGCATCTTCATAGGGCAACCAACTTTTCCACCCTTCTTCATTTTTCCAACACCATCGTTGGCGTAAAAAGGAACGCTTTTTCCGTTCCTATCTACCATTTTTAACTTACCACCATCTTTCATTTTCTTTACTTTACCGCCATACATCATCTTCTTAGGTGGTCCACCAACCTTGCTTCCGTAAGTTCCTTTACCCATCGGCATTTACTTTCTCCTATTTTCAAATAATCTGTCGAGTTTTTTATCCATCTTGTCTAATTGTGCGAGTACCCTTGAAACATCAGTATCAAGATCTCGTTTAGTAGCGAAATCACGGACAGTTTCTTCTCTTGTTTTGTTAAGAAGAACGTCTATCCGTTTGATTTCTGTAGCCATTGCTCTACCCCAGTATACAACAGGTCCGACCAAAATGGTTAATATAACATTCCAAAGTATAACCGGGTCTGTATCCACAAAAATTATCCTTCATAAAATACAGTTAAGCTTACTAAGTTTGTTTGCGTATACACAACATATGCTCCAGCAGATCCCACAATACCACCATCAGGTATATCTGGATAAACTGTATCGTCTACATTGTTAGCATCAAACTTATAGATTATTGATCCCGTTGCACCCGTAGTTCTTACTTCAACAGCACCACCTGTGGTGTTACCTACAAATTGTAACCCACGAAGCCTCACACGATTGACTGTAACTTGTGCCGCCACAGCCGTACCTGTTCCTGCTTCTACATTACCTGTAGTTGCACCAGAACACGCTATCTGTGTTATTGTTGTAAAGTAGCTAGTGCCTGTAGCAACACCAGCGTTAGCACCCGTTATCGCCTCTGTTTGGGCGTTACCTGCTTCATCAGTTCCCGTAACTGTAAACGTGTCACCACGATCATCACCTGCACTCGTAATAATAACATTACGTGCATCAGTTAAAGTAACAGACCCACCATCAGCTAAAGCTCCACCAATAGTTAAGTTTCCTGCTTCAGATAACGTAGCCGCAACAGATATCCCATTATCATCGGATGCTACTGGGGCTATGTATCGGGCTTGTACATCATTTCCTGACATATCTCACTCCTTTGTAAGTTGCTAAAATAATTATCCTACTGTAGCAACAGGAGTAGAAGCAGAAGATACTGTCCAAATTTGTTTAGTACCATTGTCCGTGACGCATTCTATTCTGCAACGTCCACCAATTCCAGTGTTAGCAACAAAAGTAAAAGTATCACCTGAATTTGTAATAACAGGATTAGCTGCTGTGCCAGCCGCCAACTGTGTCTGCCCTAAAAATGTACTACCCGTTGCTGTCGGAATAACAATAGTAGTTGTTTTACCAGAAGCAACTGCTGTGGTAACAACAAAGTCAAAATACGCACCTGTGTTAGCACTTGAAGCCGCAGGTATATTAATAACATTGTTTTGTGTTCCGTGGATGTTAACAATACTGCCTGATTGGGCAATTGTTAAAGCATCAGTGACAGCACCAGAAGCTTCCCAAGTTGTAATTACAGGTCTGCGAGCAGTAAGCGTTGAAGATGTTGCTATAGATGCAGTAGATGAAATAGCACCAGTAGATGAAATAGTAATATTGTCAGTAAAAGCACCAGTAGAGGCACTCTTAGTAACACCAATGAAACCATTTTCTGAACGGACTGGTCCGTTAAAAGTTGTATTAGCCATATGAATCTCCTGTCTCGGCT